TATAGATATCATAAATAACATCTAAACCACCAAACTGAGCAATATGCACCTTAGAGAAGTCTCCAAATAATAAGTGTTCTTTTCCAGCAGTACCACCATTACCAACTAAAGTTGATTTAAAAGCAAAATAGCCATTCAACATCTGGTCTTTATGGTCATATAAAGCAGAAACAGAAGCAACTTGAGCAAGATTTTTTACTGCTGCATAAGAATTCATGTCCATTAAATAAGCCATTCTAGCACCTTCTAATTGAACTCCATTACCTAAAACAGTAGTCTCTAATAATTCAACTGTATCAACAGAAACGGCAGCAGTAGAAGCAGCAGCAGCATCAGTGAATATAGAAACTGGAGCGTTAGAATCATCTGAACCAGCAGTTAACAAAGCAGTTTCTAAAGTAGCAGCAACAGAAGCAGCCATATTTCTTCTCAATGCAGCCTCAATAGAAGCGTTTTGAGCAATAGCTTCAGCCGAAACATTGACAATAGAAATACATTTTTTAGGACTTAATGATACACTTGTTGCAGTACCATTAGCCGCTGGAGCAGAACCACCAGACTCAGCTACAAAAGCAGAATTTATAGAGCTAAACACTGGGAACTTCATATTGTCTACACCAGAATAAAAGTTAGCACCAGCAGAAGCTAAAACTAAATTTGCTTCTAATTGGTCAGTCCAAGCCATTACTTCAGTAGCATTACCAGCAGAAGTTTCAACAGCAGCACGAGTTAAAATTGAAGATGGTATACCTATACCTTTATATGATTGACCTGTATAACGAGCTTCATTACGAGCTTCTTGGTCCATTTCTTTAACTAATCCACTCAAGCGACCAGTAGCAGCTTGATTCATAGCATCTTGGAAAGAATAATCACGAACCTCTTTTGGAGTGTTATTTCTTTCTTCTTTTATAGCTTTAGTAGCTTGTAGTTTTTCAAATGACTCAGCTCTCACTGACATTTTATTTAACTCTTCTACTTTTTCATTTAAAGAATCAAAATTAGCTTGTTCATCAGATGTTAAATCACGACCTTCAGCAGAAGATACTAGACTTTCCATTTGCTCGATAACCTCAGCTCTTTCTTCTTTATAAAGTTTTGATGTTTTCATTTTATAGAAAATTAATATTAATATTTATTTTTTAAGATTTCCAAACGCATTTCATTGAGGGAGCGTTTGTTAGAATCTTCTTCTTTTATACCCTCTAAATTTTGTTCAGCTTTTTTAGCTTCTTCTTTTTCTTTCCACTTTTCCATAGAACGTAAAGCAACAGAACTAGAAGCACTATTATAAGCTGGGTATGTAACAGAGCTTACATCATAAAGTTGAGATACCTTGTTAATAGTTCGGTAGTTGATACCATCTCTAACTTCCCAAGAATCATCCTCAACAACAAAAGCAAAGCTAGACTGACTAATAGTTCCGTTTTTTAATAGCTCTATTAAATCTCTAGCAGTTGAAGTGTTAGGCATATCAGCTTCATATTTTAAACCCTTGTCATCAACCGAAAGTCTAAGCGTTCCATTAGTTGTTCTTGCTAGTATTAAATTAGCATCATGATTAACTAAGAATCTTACATCATCATTTAATCTACCATCAAAAGCACCTGGAGCAATAAACTCTCTAAATCCTCCTAAATCATTTGACTCTGAGTTAAATACTGCACCATAACCAACAACAGTTGGCTTATCTCCATCCATTCTAAGCTCTAAATCTTGAACATCAAAAGTTCTTATTTCTTGGTTTGGATTGGTTCTTATTTCAGTTTTTTCTTCTTCTTCATGTTCTGGGTAGTGGTCTGCTTCATCCATCTCTTTATCTTGTTCATCTATCATTTCAACATCATCGACATTCTTACCATAATATATGATGATTGAGTCATCAGTTTCTTCAATCTTTTGAATGTGTCTTAGTTCGTGCTTTTTCATAATATCTAAATTTTTTTCTTCCATTTCTTTTTTTACTGGATGATTGTCTGGTAGTAAGTCTGTATCGTGTTTACCACCTTGAAATCTTCCTTTTTTTAAAGCAAATAAAAAAGAGTTAACTCTAGCCATTGCCCATTGTTCTGGACTTGAGACATTTGGTCTAACTGAACCAGGATTTGTATTGTAAGCTCCTACACCTCTATCAAATACTTTTTCAAGTTCTGCATAAGTTGTTCTCCCATTCCAATCTAAATCAAGCTCTTTTATTTCTTCATTATGTTTTTCTACTTTATTTTCTAAAGCTTTTTTAATTTTATCAGTAACTTGGTTTTCTTCTTTTTTACCTTCTAGCTTTTTAGTTAGTTCCAAGATTACATCTTTCATTCCTTGTTCTCCTAGTGTTCCAATAGTTCCCCACTTAATCTGAGCAACTACACCTCCAACATTAGATAGATTAGGCTCTGTATCTCCTTTGAATTGTTTACCATCTTCAAAGTGTCTTTTAATCCAAGACTCTCTCTCTTTAATCCATTCTCTGATAGCCTCTGTATCTTGACCATCTCTTGCTCTTCCCCATAACATAAAAGCCTCATTACCTCTTATATTACCTCCAGCTTTCCAAATCTCTGGAGTTTGTTCTTTTATAGTCTTAGCGAAATCGTAGTCAAATTGAGGCTCTTCACTATTTCTAAGACTAATTTTTTTATCATCTCCTTTGTTAGGAAAGTCAGTTTGTCTTTCTTCTTCATCTTCTAACTGAGCATAACAAACTGCAAGTCTCTGAGAGTTATCATCATACTCTTTCATGAACTCATCAGACATACATCTTTCAATGAACTCCTCGTTAGTTTCGTTATTTTCTTTAGTCGGTATTGGCATCTTCTTCTTCTATATCTCCAATAGGAGCAAAATTTAACGGCATGAATAGTTGGTCTCCTTCTTCTCCGACTTTATTAAAGCCTTCCATTTGTCTAATCTCATTGATTGAAATTGCACCGATTGAAGCCATTTCTCTATAATAAGCTGAACGACTAGCAGAGTCTCCTCTTAATAAAGCTTTAGTATCTATGTTTATTTCAAAAATTCCAAATTCTCTATCCCTAAAAAGTTTTCTGTTTAACTCTTGCTCTATCATTGTAATGTAAGGCAAAAGAGTAAATCTAACAAAGTCAATAGACAAAGCTTCTATACTATTATAATTAGCTGACTTTTCGAGACTTCCGATTAATGAGAGGGGGCATTTGAATATCCGAGCAATTTCTTCTACTTGAAATCTTCTTGTTTCAATTAGTTGATACTTACTTAAATCAACGGCAGCAGAATCAAAAGTCATTCCCTCTTCAAGAATAGCAGTTTTACCAGCCATAAAAGAACCACTATATTGATTATTCCAAGAAGTTTTCAATCTTTCTACTGCTTCTTTACTTAACTTTCCAGGATGTTTTATTATTCCTCCAATGTTTGAACTATTACCTAAATAAGAATTTGCAGTATCATTAGAAGCAATAGAAGTAGCAATAGTTGTATTTTGTGCTTTAAGTACACTTACTCCCTCATAACCATTAAAAGATAAATTAAAAAAGTGTAACATATCTTCTTTCATTATTCCAATCTCAAAGTCTTTAACATCATAAATAATAGTCCCATCATGTTTTATTACTTTGACCTCTCTAGGATTTATTGGAATTAAAGAGATTGGTCTAGCACTTGAGTCTCTTTCTATGTAGTAAAAAGCGTTTCCTTCTAGCAACAAGTTTGTCATTAGAGTATCTAGGAAAGTGTAAGGAGTCATATAAGCGTTAGGGTAACGAGCTAGAATATTATAAACTGGGTGAGAAATATCGTTTATCTTGTCGTTATCATCCTCGACTTTATAAACTTTTATGGGTAGACTTGCTATTGATTCGCTTATGACTCTTACACAAGCAAAGACCGCACTAAAAGTTAGACTAGAATCTCTGCTTACTGCCGTTCTATTAGCAGCTCCTTGTCCGCCAAATACGGCTCTTAAAAAATTATCTCCACGCTTTTCTGAACGTAGGAAGTCGAATAGTCCCATAAAATTGTAATTACATTACAAAGATAAAAGAAAAGACAAAAGTCAAATCCACATAATACCCCTATCATCGTATGTGGAATTGTCGCTAGTATCATCATTCATATAACAACCTAGAGCCATAACAAGAGCCACCATTCCATCTATCTTTTCACTTGATTTACTTTTATCCATTTTAATGTTTCCAGCTGGGTCTGTTTTCATAGCTAAGTTAGAACACATCCATCTTAACACTTTGTTTCCAGCGTGGTTAATTTGTTTACCTAGTACGAGCTTCTCTAGTTCTTTAGTGGGTGCTGACATACTAGCAAAGCCTTGCCCATAGCTTTCCATAGGCAAACCATCTTCTGTTAAGTCTATAACTAATTGACTAGAGTTCCATCTATCATAAGCTATGGATTTAATGTTTACAATCTCAGCTACTTCTTTTATTCTACGTTTAATGTAGTTGTAGTCTGTTACATCTCCCTCTGTTAGTTCCATCAATCCCTCTTTCTCCCAGCCTATGTAGTCTACTTGGTCTCTTCTACTTCTTATAAAAGCGTTATCTTTTGGAGCAAAGAAATAGGGTATTATAGTAAATCTATCATCCTCTGGAATCAAAATACAAAATGCACTTATATCTCTAACTGAAGCTAAATCTAATCCAGCGTAAGCAGTCATTCCTTTATAGTCCTCTAAATGAATTGGAGCTTTATTACACTCCATCCATTGTTGGTCAGATAGCCACTTACTAGCTGAGGACATCCATTGATTCAAGTGCAACATTCTAAACGTGTTCTCATAGCTTGGTAACTTGATTGCTTTCTCTTGTTCTCTTTTGAGATAGTCTAATTTCACCACACCAGAATCAAGTCCAGGATTAGCTAATCTTAGAGCTTCTTCACTGGTCCAATCTGTTTCTAAATCACAAAAATATTTTACATAATAAAACGAACTATCTTTTATAATACCTTCTGAAACTTTGCGACCATATTCTTCAGTCTTGTAGCATATAGACTCTCTATTATAACCAGCAGTTGTTATTGCTATTGACATTGGTTGTCTCCTACTACCTACCGAAGTAACAAGAGCATCCCATAGGCTTGAGTCTTTTTGAACAAAGAACTCATCCATACAAATGAATGAAGCGTTATATCCAAACTTAGAACTTGCCTCAGAACTAATAGCCTTGAAAGCTGAATTGCTTTTCTCGTGGATAATAGAGTTCTTAAATACTTTTAAATTTTTGTTTAATTGATTGTCAGCTCTTACCATTCCACTAGCAACATCAAATATAATTCCAGCTTGTTGTCTATCTCCAGCAGCAATGTAACACTCAGCAGATGGTTCTCCATCAGCGAGTAACATATACAAAGCTATTGCACTTATCAAAGTTGACTTACCGTTCTTTCTTGGTAGACAAATATAAGCAGTTCTAAATCTTCTTAGTCCATTATCTCTATACTTCCAGCCGAACAAATCTTTTACTATTGTTTTTTGAAATGGCTCTAACTTAAATGGCTGACCTCCCAACTCTCCTTTGATATGCTTGATGTGATTCTCTATAAAGTAAACAACTCTATCAGCAGCCTTATCATCAAAGTAAAAAGTCTTATCCTCTTTAAGTTTCATATTAGCCTTAGTTGAGATTGATGTTCTTTGATTCGTTTTAAAGCATTATCATAATACTCCTTGTCTAACTCGTAACCATCTAAATCATAGCCTAAGTTATGACAAGCAATAGCAATACTTCCAGAGCCTAAATGTGTATCTAATATCTTATCTCCCTCCTTTGCGTAGTTTATTAAAAGCCACTCGTAAAGTCTAATTGGCTTTTGTGTTGGGTGTATTCTTTGCTCTTTGTTTTTCATATCATATTGAAGCATTCCACTCCATCTACATTTAAAGTTTCTTACAGAAGTTTTAAAATTAGTATAAGCTAATTCACTATCTGCAAAGTCAGTTTTACCATTATCTTTATCCCATACAATCCAACAACTGCTATTTGCGTTTGGTATATTTTCAATAAAGTGATTAGCACCCCATATAATAACATTCTTACTAACTCTTAATAATTCCTCAAAATATTTTTTGTTTGGTGGTTTAATATCCCAATCTTTTTTAGTGTAATTTATTTTTTTAGCAACCCCTCCTCCTTTGCCTTGTGATTGTTTATTTATACTTATCCCATAAGGAGGGTCAACTATGGCTAAGTCGAATTGATTGTCTGACATTTCTTTCATAGCCTCTAAGGAGTCTTGATTAAAAATGTTTATCATTAGTCAAAGAAATTAAAGTCATCAGTTCTTTCTTCATCTTGTTCTGGCATACTAAGGGATGCTCTGCTGCTCGGAGTAAATCCAAATTGCGTAGCAATTTTCATTGCATTTTGTAAAGCGTTTTGCATTACCTTGTACTTAGGAGCAATCTTACTAGCTCTCAATCTACCATCTTTATCTATGGTCTGCTCTGTAAAGTTGCCTTGTAACTCTTGAGCTATCTCTCTGTAAATTCCTATCTCATTGCAGTAAGCTGCTAAGATTGATAAGTCAGTCAAGTGTAACATCTTAATGTTAGCTAGTTCGTTAGTAACTAAATCCCATTCGTCTGCTCCTTGTTGATTGAGAAAGGAGGGAGCTGAAGGCATTGAGACAACTGCCGAAGTCTCCATCTCGTTTCCCACTGACCGAGACTTTGCTAGAGTACCCTTCAACTC